AAAAACTAATTGTCTAGTTCCAAATTAAGAAAATGACAATAACTCTTGCACTCATTTCTAGTATAATGTAAGTATGGTTGCCTGCCTGTACTAGAAAAGAGTTTTTATGCAAGATAATATCTCTAGTGGCAACCAGAAAACCTTAATCTTGAAGAGCGTAATTTTATTGAGCGATGTTTAAAAAAAGGATTCAGATTTATAGAAATAGCAAAATTTACGTGTTAACTGCGTGCAATTCTATTTCTCCCCATATGGAAAAATTCCGTTATATAAAGATTTAAAAGCTAAACCTAGTACTTTATGCTATAAATAGTGGCACTTACTAATCACTATTTGACTTACTTCTAATATTCTTTGTTTATATTTGACAACTTGACTTTATCACAATCAACTTCTAGTCCTAACTGCTCCTTAAATATGTTTAATGTTATTTCTTTAACTTTCTCATCATCACCAGATAAATTAAAATCTCTTTCAACTAATTCTTCGACTAAACCGAATCCACATACATGTTGGTTTTTCTGCTTTTTCTCAGTACAGTCCTTACATAAAATGCTAAATTGCACCCCTACTTTTGCCCTAGCTGCTACTAAATTTGTACTTCCACATGTGCAATGTAATAACTTATCATCTGAAATATATGGTCCCATTATTGTCACCAGCTTTCTCTTTATAGTAAGTACCACTATTTATAAAACAAAGGTTCTTTGATAGTTTTTTATAAACATATTATTAAGTAAATATTTTATTCTTTGCTTTTAAACTTTCATACAACTATAATGTTAACGCCTATGGCTAATATCTCTAAACCAGAATGTATATATAAATAATTATATATCAATCTCATATGTACTAATATTAGTCTTATTATATTCAAGTAATCTTAATTATTTGTAATTAATATATCAATCCAATATATAACTTTAGTTGATACGTTCGCCTATTACACTATCAAATGCTTGAAATACATCATTTACCAACTTCCCAATATCTTCAATATCTTGTTCTTTTAACTTCGGCAGTGGCTTGTTGTATGGTTTTAATCTATCTAGTTTACTATTAATTTCATGTTTATTATATAATCCTATCCGTTTCTCAACATTATCAATAAACTCCAATATTTCAAGATAGCTAAAGTTATATCTGATTAAATCTTTAGTGAAAAAATCTACTAAACTTTCTTCTAGCGTAAACTTCTTATTATTGTATTCATCTACTAGTTCAGCATTAAGATCTTTTAATTCATCTCTAAATTCGTCTCTTAAAGTTTTCTTTCCGAATGCATTTTCATCAATACATATAATTAATATAGCAATGAAATCACTATTGTTATTAATACAAGTCTTTATTTTTAATTTGATAAATTCTTTATACTTTTTTGTTTCCTTTGATACCAGCCCCTTTATCAAAAAGGTTTTTATTTTCATTACTACCTTTATGATATTCTTCAAGGATTTGTTTTCTAATTTATCTATGTTTTCTTGTTCTTCATCAATACAAATTAAGACAATATATATTCCGACAAACCATAAAATTCCTTGTGCTACACTATCAACATCAAAGTCATTTACCTTGTATACTTGCCAAACATAAAATATTGTGATAATTAATGACAAAAAAAATGAAAACAATAATATAACTATACATTCAATAACAAAATACTTTTCGTAAATTTGCATTTGCTCAATATAGTTATATTATTATAATCATCATCATTTACTATCAATTTATTTTTTCTCTGTTTCATCCAACTAGCCTTAATACTTAAGAAGTATAGTAATAATGTACCTATCAGGCATGATACTACTGCAAAAGCTTTCAAAGTGAAATTCATACAAAATCCCTCAATTCATTAGCTCGTTCAATTTCTATGATTTCTTTTAAATCTGTTTCCAGCCAGAGACTCTCTTCATGAGAATATTGAGAAATTTTTCTTGATGAATAATTATCGAATTGCTTTCTAACAATCTCTAATACTTCTAATTCTTTCTTTGAATAAGCATTTTCTTTTAATAAGATTACTGGTAATACAACTTCTCCAAAAGGATCTTTTCGTAGTTCAATTAAATTTGCCTTTTTTAAAATATCTAGTTTATCATCTAAATCATTTAATACAGGACCATAATAATCTTTTATAAATTCTGTATCAATTAATCTGTACCTATAAATTTTATAATATAGAAATTGAGCATAAAATAATAACTTATTCAATTTTGTCTTATACATATTTTGGGATGAATATCTTGCAAAATATAAAATAACTTTTGCTAATTGAATTAAAGTATCATGGCTATATTCACCATATTGTTTTGAAGGAGCTACACATTCCATATTACGCACTCCCTTCCTTCGGTTTAAATTAATTATTTTACCCATACAAAATCACCTCTATAAAATATATGTACTAGTTGTAAAAAGATGCTAACCAATAAAGGAGATTTTTATACATCAGGGACCTATGGTTACCATTGGTAACCCCCACTTATTTAATGGTATTATATCATGTTATCGGGAATCAGTCTATACTTCTACAAAATTTTTTAATACATATAATTATTAAATTATTAATTAATTTTAAAAAAGTTATATATAAAAACCATTTACCAAACAATATGTAGTAGCTTAAAACATTAACTTCTACAACATATAGTATTAATTATGTCAATATAATTATAAATTTATATATGTAGACATTACCATGTCATAATTACTTTTTATATAGAAAAAGACCTATCTTCAATTAAGAAAATAGATTCTGTATCTGTTCTAAATCTTATTTTAGTTATGAATGTAATAACCTAAAAGCAATTAAAACTTCGAAAAATACAATTAAAAATATTATTCCTATAAATCCTATTAACCTAGCTTTAATTTCAGGATTATATCTGATATTGTTAATGTAATAACTTAAATCTGCAAAGCTACCAAAGTACTTCTTTGTTAATAAATATAGTATAGGTATATTTATTAAGCATATCATAATGATTACAAATGTATCCATATGTGTTCCTCCATTTAGTTAATAATATCAGATATATTAATTTAAAGCAATTAACTACTACTCAAGGTTTAAACTCAATAATTAGTTATTATTAATTCTTTATATTCCTGCTCTTTATCTTTATACTTCGTATGTAAATTATGAGGTCTTTTAACTTCTTCAATATTGTAATCTTTATATAACTTCCTTATATACTCACAATCATTATAAGATAATAAAAACTTACCTTTAATCTGATCTAAAGCTTTTTTAAGCCTTACATGATCCTCTTTTGAAAATTGTACCTGATAATATTTCTCTGTTCCATAATAAGGTGGATCAAGATAGAAAAATGACTTAGGCTTATTATATGTTTTTATTAAATGTTCAAAATCTCTATTTTCTATAACCACCTTAGATAGTCTTTCTTGTACTATTTCAAAATATTTAACCACTGTTGGTATATCTTTCTTAACACATCCATAACTATGCAATTTAGAACCATAACTAGTCTTAATAACCATAAAAAAACGTGCTGCTCTTTGTATATCAGTCATACCTGCAGTATTATAACTATCTTTAAATTCATTAAATAATTCTCTTGAATTCAAGAAGAACTTTAGTTCCCTTTCTACTTCTGGACAATGATATTTTACACACTTAAATAAATTTACAAGATTACTGTTAAAATCATTATATATCTCTGTTTCTGCATGTCTATCCGAATGAAATAGTACCCACCCAGCACCCCCAAAAACTTCTATATATCTATTGAACTCTGTTGTAGGAAACCTTTTTACTATTTCTTTTTTTAAGCTATTTTTACCACCCATCCAACTTACAAAACTTCTCATTGTCATCACCTCCTGTCTAGTTCTAGTAATTTATCTATAAGAAGTTGAGTTTACTTCTCCAGTTATATTTTACTAGTTACCTTCACGACATTACCACGACAAAAAAATAGAGTTTTATCTCTAAGAAAACTCTATTACAAAAATATCATTTGAAATTATCTCTTTTATTTCTCTAATAATGATTTATATTTGTCAACTAACATTTAATTCCTGATTTTATCTTCACTAAACATTAATTTTACGATTAATTAATACCAACTTTAAATTTTTTACAATTTCATAATATCTTTCGCTTTGCTATAAATATTTTGAGCTAGATTATTTTCAAGTAAGCCACAAATAAAACCTATTAATAATGCACCTTCAATATTTGTGTCTATTGTTGATGTATTAATATTTCCTAATTCAATAATTATGATTCTACTCTTTAGCAATAAAATAACAAATATAGTTATTAATCCCATAAATAATAATTTTGTAATTGTTGATAATCTATCATCCTCAACAATATGCAAGTTATTAAAATTAAAGGTTACTTTTCTTATACCAAATGATAACCACACACCAGCCATTGCTCCAGCCCAGCCAAATGCATATTCATTAATACCTTTTATAACTATACCAATAAAAACAGCTAATACTAATAATATCAACGCGTGTATACCTAAAGTTCTCATATATTGATTTTTAATTAATCCGCCTTCTTTAATTGTTATTTCATCTTTGAGCCTTTCTATAGCTAATTCAGCCATTTCAGGCTGTTGAGCCACAAGACCTACTTGTGCTATCGTCAAAAGTTTACCTATGTATTTCTTTTTATCTTCATCTTTTGAATAAGTTAATGATGCTATAACATTTTTAGTCTTTTCAATTTTATCATATAATTCTTGTAACTTTTCTGGTATATCATCAGCTATATTTATTACTTGAACATCAATATCTAAACTATCATCTTCTTTTTGTGCTACAATAAAATAATTTTTTTCCTTATTTTCCATATTACAATGCTCGTCCACATGCAGGACATCTTTTTCCACCCATAGAAAGTGCAAAATCTTTTTGCTCATGATAAGGCTTTAAAATCTCTGTAAGTTCTTCTAACAATTCATTTTGCTCTTCCGTTCTGTTACTACTAGATTCTAAAATTCTTTTTAACTCAAATAATCGTGTGAATTTATTCATACGACACCTCCTTATATAAATATTTATTTAATTATATCACATAAATATTTTTTTGTAACTTTATCTTTAATAAGTATCATCTTTTATATTTAAAATCTACTATCTATCATTTACACTTTAAATAACAATACAATAGTCCAAATTTATTCAAGTCCATGTATGATACGTAAACGGAATTATGTGTTTTTAATCAATGTTTTTATATTATCTAGCACTTTTAAGGCATTAAACAGCCGTTTTATATGATTGGCTTGTTATTAACTTTGCGTTTTTTGCATTTTTTTCGTTGTCTTTACACCAATATATGTTCGCGTTATTATAATATCAGGTGATAAAACATGAAAGTGTATTTAGATAAGATTAACTGTTTAGCTTGGAGTAATAAAGAAGGTAATATTGAACCTATTAGGTTTGAATTTAAAGGTAAAACATATGGTCATATTCAAATTCTATATCATACTACAAATAAGATTGCTGGTAACCAACAACATATATTCGGTTGTATAGCTGAATGGAATAATAAAACATATGAATGCGAACTTAGATATGAACTTAAGACTTGTATATGGTATTTATATACAATTTAAGTCTATCTTAAGATAGACTATTATATACTTGTTTTATTTCATGTACTCATTTAAAACATTATATAACTTATTTGATGCTTTATAAGATATACTGTCAAGTCTTTCAACAACCTCTCTTTTTTCTGTCTCTGTAAGTTTCTAAAGGTCTGCTGCAATATCTTTTAGTCGCTTTGCTAACCACATTATATTTTTATCCATACCTATATCCTCCACTGTAATTTATATTATAGCTATGTACTATTATAATGATATTTCTGCTTTTAAGCAAATTAAAAGAGCCTGTTAAGGCTCCTATGTACTTAATCAGTGCTTTTATTTGTATTAAAAATAATAGCCCTATATTCTACTTTATCAAAGTTTAATAATAGCTTATAAATAATAATGTTGTATCAAAAAATATCCTGTAACAATTATTTTAAAGTCCCTAAGTCTACTGATTTTATGTAATCACAAATCATAGGGGCACTATCAAAAGCTGTGTTATATCTATATCTTTCTGATACTCCTGTCTTGATTCTTTCTTCTATCTCTGAGATTCTTGTTGTTAATGATCTTATTTCATTATAACCAAAAATTTGCGAAAGCTTTGATAAATGCTCCAACGATTTTAATCTAATCGCAAATGTTCGTATCATAGATTTATCATACCCACAATAAGGATAGGTTATTGGAAACCAAAACCCATAGTCCTTATATTCTTTCCCAAAAACAGCATAATTATAACATAATAAATCTGCAAAAACAAATTCATCTTTAGAACAAATTTCTGTGGCAATGTTTTCAACCCAAAATTGTGCCGTTCCAGAATAATATTTTTTATCATCACGCTTACTTACTGCATTATCCAATTTTTCGTTGATAGAATAGAAAATGTTAAAATTTCCGGCATTACCAGAGTAATCATTAGCAAAGTATGTCTTTCCAAAAATATAAGCCAACCCTTCGTAGTTTTGATGCTTATAGAAAATAGCAATCACATAAATAAATAATTCATGTATTAGTGTCAACTTAATTTCCTTTAATAACCCATCCTCTATCTTTATATTATTCAGAGTATTTTCTAACATATTAGATATATACTGTTCACCATCCTTAACAAATGAAACATAATTTATCAACTGCAGGAACTCATCCCGTATTGGTCTGGTACCTGCATATGTTGAAATATATTCCTCCATAGATAAGCTTTTCAAGTCTTTATCACTCATATAATCAATTATCTTATCTTTTATCTGGGTAAGAAATGAAATAAATTGTTCAATTCTAGCTTTTTCAGGCAGGTTGGTTTTTAACACACTGTAAGCGCTTCTTTTTTTTGTGCTTACTGTAGATTTTGATTCTAGCCATAACGGTTTTTTACCCAATTCAGGCTTCTGATAAATTTCTATGCCATATAATCGCTTTACCAACCTTTGATATTCATCATCATATCGCTCACTGATTGATAGATCAAAATGAAGTAATCCATTAAGATAAACAGGCTTATATACCTCATCATTCTGTCCACGTTCAAATATAATCGGTATAAATTTTTCTTGTTTAGTTTTATTGTAAATTTCAGCAGAAATAATTTGTGTTTCTGTTCCTACTCCCCCACTCCGTAAGTTTGCTTTTATTGAATATTGTTCATCCAGAAGAATTAAGACATTAGTAATACTTGTATCCGCAACACACCTTTCCATAAAAGCATATGTATCATTTCCCTCTTTTAATGACCATTTATCAAATTGCACATCAATTCCATCATTTACTAAATCTGTAGCTAATGATAAAACTTTAGCTTGATATTCCTCTGAACCCCAAGCATAAGAGATAAATACTTTAGGATGTTCAATTGCTATCTTGCTCATATTAGTTACCTCCATTGCATTTATAATTATATTTTTATTCAATATCGTAAAAAGATTACTTATTTTTGTTTTATTATCGTTTTTTATTTACGTGATTACCACTGAAACTCAGAGTCATACTTCCTGTTGGTATTGGCTTACTTTCCAACTCCGAATAATAATGTCAGCCAATTATTGCTTAGCTAATATTAATTACATCCTTCTTTTGGTTACCATAGTCCCAATTGATCTATTTAAATAGTTTTTAAAAATTTTTGAAATATCAGGACTTGATTTTACTAACTGTCCACAATAATATTGTAGATAAGCTATAAATTGTCCTAACGATATTTCAGGTTTATCAAAATCATATGTATAACCTAAGATTAATCGAGTATCGACATTTATTTTATCGTTTTCTATATATGGGTTTAACGAATTCTTTTTATCTCCTAATTTATCTATTTTAAAAGATTTGATCCATTTATTTTGTCCCTCATCTAATATCATTGGAAAAAATATAGTACCATCTAATGTATAAATAATATCAGTATTCATTCCATCAAACCAAGTTTCTGATGATTTTTCATCAAAATATTTTTGTATTTCAGTATCAGTTCTAAGTATCTTTTTGTATTTTTGTTTTCCAATATCAGTTTTAATTATCTCTTTGTCTTTTTGCTTTTTATAGAAGAGATCATTTTTAAACGCTATAATACATGAAAATATTTTATTTAGTTCAGATCCTTCTTTATATAATATTGAATCTCCAAAGTTTAAATCATAATGGAATTGATTTTCAACACTTTTTTTTGATAATTTATATACGCTTGAAATATTTTTTATTGCATCTTTTAAAGCATATAAATCTAATGTCTTTTTTACAGATAAAATCCCTAAAACTGTATCAATTGATATATATGACAGATTCTCTTTTCCCCAATCATCAACTACAAATCCTGAGAAGTATCGTTTATCATATAATATTAAATCAATTTCATTTGAGTGTGTATTGCAATCACTATCAAAAATTATACCTCTGGTAATTCCAACATAATCTGGCAATAATCTTGTTAACAAAGTTTTTAATGCTATTTCTAAAGTTTTTCCACTATCTGAAACTCTTTTCATATTCAATAAAGTTTCAGCTTTTTGTACTTCAAATATCAATTCCTTTTTATACTGTATAAATATAGACTGTATAATTTCTGATGGTGTTTTTTCTCTCATATCATATCACCTTAAGCTTTCTTTAAATATATTTTTTAGTATATTACATATACATAATGTTATTTTACTGATTGAATTATATATTTAGGTAATGTTATCATAATCTTCAAGTAAAAATTCATATTCATATCTTAATATTCATCATTTTGTATCCGTTGGTATCTTTTAAGCTAAAATCAAAAGCATCAATAAACGACTTAATATCTGTTTAATCTAATTCTCTTCTTAAACAATATTTGTACCTATGATTAATTGTATCACTTACATTATACTAATATACTTTTATAATATCAGAATATTGATGTTTATTCAACAAAAAAAGAGTCTATATACTCTTTTTTTAAAGTATAAGACTCTTAGAAATTACTTATTATTTTCTTTTTTGGACTAACTGTTTTATTCTTCAAGCGTCGTAGCAAAATTGATAAAAACTCTACGTCATTAACCATTTCAGGTGTTATTCTCTCACTGCACTCTAAATTTTTATCAACTTTTATTTTTTTAAATACTAAATACAATATATATATTAAAATTCATAAAAATATCTTATATTATAATATCAAACTATCTGTTTTTATGCAATAAAAAAACCTACACCAAGTTAAATAGGTATAGATTAATTTGTTATTTATTAATTCTTTATAATCTGCTCTTTATCTTTATACTTAGTATGCAAATTATGAGGTCTTTTAACTTTTTCTATATTACACTATTTATATATCTCTCTTATATACTCACAATCATTATAAGACAATAAATAATATCTTCAAATAATATAGGCTTAAAACCACATCTTTCAATTACTGGAAAAACATATGTGTTTTTAAATATAAAGTTAGCAATCAATGATAACTCATTTAAAAATTCAGCTCTTGTAATCGTACTAATTCTAGCAATTGAAATAGACCAATAATCCTTATTTTGATTAAATAAATCACCTAAAACAAATCCATAGTTATTAAAAGCCTACTTTTGTAGGCTTTTACATTCTGTCTTAATTAATTAAGAAATTATTTTACTTTCTATACGATGTAATGACTTAATTGCTTCTTTTGTATCATCTTTATTAATTATATCAGCTGTATATCTTGCTTTAATACTTTGATCATATAAATATTTATAATCTGATCTTATATCTCTATAAGCTTTATTAATTCTAACATTAGTAAGTCTTGCCTTATGATTTCCAGTATGTAACTTTGAGTCTTTGTAAAACTTATATTCTACTAAGTGTAGTGCAGAATAAAATGCAATTGTTACAACCCATTCTTTGTACCCAGTATTATGGATATCAAATACTTCTTTATTCAGTAATTCTTTGTTTTTTTCATATTTTTTTATATGTTCATCAGCGGTTGGCACTATAAATCCCCCTTAGACAATACTACTGCATCGGTAGGAATATCAAAATTTGATACTTCATTCTCACTAATTGCAAGAAATTCAACAATATTAACTACGCTAAATTCATCTAATGTATCAAAGTATATATTATTACACTTTCTCATTAACTCCCCATCTACAGCACTTCCTACAGCATAAATATAGTATTCATCATATTTTTTGAATACAATAGTTCTATTTATCTCATCAATATTGTTTAATTTGGTAGTTAATTCTTGCTGCCAACACTCTAACATGGTAATACACCCTTTTTTGTTATTTAGAACCTCGTTTGTCCATTTAGCAATACCATTAGTAACATATTCTAAATAATTACCATTTCTAGTATAACATTTAATAATGTTTTTTACTATTTGTGTTGATAAATTATGCAAATCTTTTCTACTATATCTGTCTATATTAATATTATTTATATACTTCTGTGTATTTCTTATATTGTTTAATGGTCGTGGTTCTATATAAACTATATTATTATAGTTATTAACATTATATGCTTCCATTATTCTCACCTCAACCATATTATTCTAAATTAGAGTCATCAAATACTTTTAAATCAATATTATATTCTTCTTTATAAGTTTGACATAAATCAATTAGCATTCCAATAATATCTTTAACAGATTTAATCGGTAATGAAAGTCGATTATGAATGGATACATAAATATCTTCTTCATTATCCCCTTCTTCTTGCGTTCCAAAATCAAGCAATAAATTGTTTTCATTAAATCCTAATCTAAAAGCATCTGCCTTAGTTGGGTTTTTTAAAGAATCTGGTACTCTAAACTCAACACGTACTTTACTCATTATTCAATCCCCCAATAATTACATAACTTTATTCTAAATAAAATTAAAAGTTTTAGTTTAGTTTAAACCAAAATTCATCCTAAGTCAATATCACTAGCTACTATGTATTGAATATTACTCTAGGTTAAAGACTATATATAGTTGTCAACAATAGTAGATAACAGTCTTCTATACTACATATAGTAAATCAAAATATTTTTATCAATTTAAACACATTTATTTATTTAGTGTTTTAAAAATCCAAGAAGGTAGGTTTGTATCTGTCCTAAAACTTCTTTAGTATAGTATAAACTAAAAAAATTATTATCTACCGATACAAACAAACTTTAATTAACTAATGTCCTTCTTTAATAGCATCATGTACAATTTCAAAATTAAAATCCAATTTTATTTGATAATGAAGTTTTGAGAATTAAACTTCTCTATTTAACCAATCTTTAAAATCACTAGAATTTCTTCCAGACAATAAATATACTTTTTTCATATCATCAATCACTATTTTTGTGGCTGTATGATTCGTGCCATAATTATTATTTATTATAAAAAATGCTAATTTGTAATACTCTAGTGATTTATTATATTCGCCTTGCTTCAAGAATACTAATGCTATGTTGTTATATATCTCAGCAATTAATATGTGCTCTTTACCAAATAATTTCCTAATAATTTCCAAATTCTTATGATACCACTGTAGTGCTATTTTATACTTTCTCTTTGCAAAATATATTAATCCTATGTTCTTATATATCGTTGCTGTTTCTAAGTGCTCTTTTCCTAGCACCTTTTCACTTATATTCAAAGCCTTTTCGCACCATTCTAGTGCTTTTTCATATTGTCCTTTTTCGCTGTATACTCCAGCTATGTTGTCATATATAATTGCTGTTTCTGGGTGTTCTATCCCCAGTACCTTTTCACTTATATTCAAAGCCTTTTTATACCACTTTAGCGATTTTTCATATTTACCTTCATAATAATATATTAGTGCTATATTGTTATATGTACTTGCTGTTGAAGGGTGCTCTTTCCCCAACACCTGTTCATTTATAGCCAAAGCTTTCTGGTACAATTCAAACGCTTTATTAAATTCACCTTTTACTACATATAATCCTGCCATATCATTATACGTCATTCCTGTTTCTAGGTGCTCTTTACCTAAGACCTGTTCACGGATATGTAAAGCCTTTTGGTACCACTCTAGCGCTGTTTTAAATTCTCCTATTTCTTCATATATCCTAGCTATGTTGTTATACGACACCGCTGTTTGTGGGTGGTCCTTCCCTAGAACGTTTTCACTAATCTTCAAAGCTTTTTGAAACCACTCTAACGCTTTATTATATTTACCTTTTCCTAGATATACTGCTGCTAAATTATTATAAGTTATTGCTGTTGATCCGTTTTCTTTACCCCCTCCCTTTTCACAAATATCTAGAGCTTTTTTGCTCCATTCTAGAGCTTTTTTATACTCCCCTTTGTTCAAATATACTAATGTTATGTTATTATACATTATTACCGTTGAATCATTATCTAATATGTTTTCATGTATAGCCAAGCACTTTTTGTACCACTCTAGCGCTTTTCCATTTTCTCCATTTTTTGAATATGTTAATCCTATGTTATTATACATGGTTACTGTTGATGGGTGCTCTACCCCCAATACTTTTTTATAAATGTCCAATGCTTTTTGGTACCAATTTAAAGCTTTTTTATATTCACCACTATATCCATACGCTACTCCAATTTCATTAAATAAATGGCTACATTCAACATCCTTATCATATCCTTTAATATTTTGGGCTATTATTTCTACAGTATGTAAATATTTCATGCTTCTTTGTATAGATGGATTATAATTTTTATCATTATCATTTTGGTTAACTATAATATACTCTTTACATCTTTTAATCAAGTGCTTATGATTTTTAGTCATCACTCTTCTATTTCTTAACATTTCTGAAATTAATGGATGCATTGCGTATTTTCTATTATGTTTTTCCAACCATCCTTTTTTATATAATCTATTAAATATTAATACCTCATCAGATATGTTTGCATCCTTATTGAACCAATTATTACATTCCTGAATATCCATAAATTCATAAGGAAATATAGCAAATCCTTCTAGTACATTAATTTCTGTATTTGGATTTAATTTAGATAGACTAAATAACTTTTCATATTCAGCATATATGGTTATTTTCTCACTACCCTTTAGATAAGAAATATTAAATTTCTTATCTAATAAAAGATTTTTAAGTTCACATATACTTAAATCTCTATCTTTTGCAATCATGGCTATCAGTTCTACAGTTTTAGTGTGTCTACTTACTAACTCTTCTAAGATATAAATCAAACTATCACTGTCGTCAATATAGCTTTTATAAATACTTGTAAACAACTCCCTACATAAATCTAAATCTAGTCTATCAATTTCAATATCTATAAAATTTTCAAGTTCTTTATATCTTGAAGTTATAATTATAGATCCTGTTAAATTATATAATTGTCTAAGGCTTTCATCTTCATCAAACGTTTTATTTACATTATCAATAAACAATACCATTTTTTTATTATTAGAAATATTCTTTATTTTTTCCCATGCTCTGCTTGTATCTTGTTTTACGTCATAGAAAGTCCTCTCAAATTTCAATCCTTCTACAAGTGTCTCATCCATAGAATTTTTATACCTTAAATAGCCTACACAATCAACTAAGTTTTCTTTATTACCCTTGTTTTGATTTATATACCTATTAAATAAATACCTACAGATATGAGTCTTCCCTATACCTCCCATACCACTCACATTGATACATCTTTCATTATTTCTAACCATATTTTCTAGCTTTTTTACCTCATCTTGTCTACCCATAAAATAATTTGTTGGTATTATATCATTTGTATTGGTAAATACAAAATCACAAATTTCTTTCTTTTCCAGATGAACCTCAATGTTATTTGGTAAAACCAAATCACCATTAACTTGTATCGCAGTCGAATTATCCCCTACTTTTTGGTTTTGCTTTTTGTTCATTTGCTATACTCCTTATTTTGTAATATTACCACCTACTTGAATTCCTTTACTATTATTCCCTATTTTTTGGTTTTGTTTTATAGCTCTATCATACCCCTTTTTATTTCCAAGTAAGAAGAATATTAATCCTGATAAAACACCAGAAAATAACCATTCATAATTATCCTTTAAAAAGTTAGTTAAAAAATTCATAATTACCTCCTTTATAGCATTAATTAATCCATAATCTTAAATTATAATAATAATATCAAAAACTTTATTTTAATGCAATAAAAAAAGACCTACACCCATGAATGATGTAGGTTTTAATATCAATTATTACTTATTTATAATTCTTTTTATTTATTATGTAAATTTTTATATCTCTGTCTCTGCAATGTCTTTCTGAATGACCTCATTATTAATACTCCTCTAGTCAATTTTTAGTATAATTTTAGTTAAAAAGAACCTAATGAAGTAGGCTTAAATATTATTTATCTAATTTTCTTTTCTTGGTTAATTGTTTAATTATCTCATTACCAAATACCGCTATTGCTGCTATGATAACCGATTGTATAATCGCAGTTACAATTACTACTGCAGTAAACTTACCCTCTATTACAATACCCAGGTAAATGACGGTAATAAATAAGCTTACACCTAATAAGATAATAGGTATAAGCCATTCAGCTTTAAATATGGGTATCTTTTTTAAAAATAACCCTAAGCAGTATAAAAATATAATTAAAATAAATAATTTTGGTTGTATGAAGCTTAATATTGCTGTCCAGTCCATGTTACATCTCTCCAATCTTTTTGTCTTTCACCTTTATATTTCTTGCTTCTCACTTATCTTAACAATATTAATTAAACAAGCTTTAATCTTACAATATGTCTAACAAGTTGGCTACTACTGTTGCTAATTCTGCTCTAGTAACTGTTAAGTTAGGTTTAAATTCTCCATCTGGAAAACCTTCCATTATTCCAGCTGCTACTACTTTATAAATATTATTTTTAGCCCAATGTTTATATATATCTGGCAAAATATTTTCTCCTTTAAGTGTTTCTACAAATTCTTCCCAAGGGAAGTAATTACCTGGACACAATTTATAAGGTGCAAAATCATGATGTCTTTTTACATTACTTACTGGAATATTATACTTTCTTTGTAAGTGCTTTGTAAGATTAAATAATGCCTTTATTTGCTTTGCTGGTACATCTTTATCCGTTTGCTTCTTATAATCTTCGTAACAACCCTCTAAACATATACCTATAGATCTACTATTCATGTCTCCCTGTTTACAATGTCCTCCTCTTTGCTCTTCCTTTCTTCCTTCAAATATATAGCCATCTTTACTAATAAAGTAGTGATAACCTATCCCAGACCACCCTAAATCCAAATGCCATCTTTGAATATCATCTATAGTGCAATGTTTTGCCAGTGCATGGTGAATTATTATGTATTCTGGTTTGTTATTATTTGGTGCTTCAATTTTAAATTTACTTCCTACTACTGCTATACTCATATTTATCTCTCCATTTCTTTTTATGTTTTATTATCATTTTATTGACATAACAATAGCTAGTAACGTATTAACTAACGCCACTAGCCATGCTATGTACTCTCTATAATTCTTTTTATTGTCTTTGTCATTTTCTAGCTTTTGTACTCTATCATCTACATCATTTATAGTCTGCCTTAACCCGTTGTAGTCTCTTATGAGTGTCTTAGTTTCTGTCATTGCTATTGTTAGATCGTTAGTCTCTTTTGTAACTTTCTGTATTGCTTCATAAAATTCTTTTTGTGTTACTATATCACTCATTTTTTACACCTTCTATATTAGTTTGTTTTCTATTGCTTCTATCTTATGAAATAAACCATCAATTATCCATTGCTGCTCTTGTACTGCTTTAACTAAAGGTGCTATAAATTCTGCATATCCTACGGTTAATACATCCTCTCCACCATTGATGCTATGATCTTGATATCCACCAAAATCAATTTTTTTATCTTCCAATAATTGTTTTATCTCTTGTCCACTGAAACCTTGATGTATCCTATTCCTTTTCTTAGAACCATCTTTCTGTAATTTAGTAATATGACCATTTTCAGCTAGTTGGATATAATCTTCTCTGTAATTAAACTTAAATTGTCTTGGTTTCAATCCCAGTATGAAATCCAATCCTAATTTAGTATCTTCTAGATCAGCTATATCCCTTTCATCTGCTCTGTTATGAACACTTCCATATGTATATACAGTATTATTTGTATTCCCTAATCGTACTTGATCAGAGCTGCTTAAATATGTTTTTGTTCCTATTGCAATGGAATTGTTGTAACTTATAACATCATTACCTTCTATTGTATACAAAGAGGAATAGTCACCTAATGCTATATTATCACTGCCATCTTCAATATAATATAAACACTGATAGCCTATTCCTATATTATCTCTGCCATCATAGCAGCTACCTAAACTTTCTTTTCCTATCCCTATATTTCTACTGGTTTCTTCTACACAATTTAGACTGTCTCTTCCTATCCCTATATTATTACTGCCTGTAGTATTATACTTTAAGGCACTTGCACCTATTGATATATTATCTTGACCAGTAGTGTTACTCCATAAACTTTTATAGCCAATACCTATATTACTAAAACCTAAAGTATTTTTACTTAACACTTGAAAACCTAATCCGATATTATCATTACCTCTAATATTACCTCTGAGAGAACCATAACCCACTGCTATATTATTAGCTCCTGTTCTATTAGCTGATAGTGAGTCACTTCCCATTGCTGTATTATTACTACCTCTTTCATTGAAAGCAAAAGATTGAAATCCAATACCTATATTGTTCATTCCACCAGTAGCGAATTCGCCAGCAACATTACCTATGAAATAGTTATTGCTACTTTTAATCTTTATTTTGTCGGTCTTTGATTTTATTCCTTTGATGTTCTCTTCAATCTCTTCTATTTTTTCTGTCCATAGTATAATCTCTTGTGGTTTTACTGCTTCTCCATCTATGTCTATTGGTATTCTAGAGTTAAATGTAAATTGATTAGTTGTTATTCTATCTTTATCAGTTTTGATTACTATTTCAGCTTTTATTTTCCCTTGGTTTGAGAATATCCCATTATCAATAGTTACTTGTATCAATCCATTCACAGCATCTTCAATAATGCATCCTGAATCTTCATCCTGATAATATTTTTTACCTTGTTCATCTTCATAGTTTATTTTCACATTACTATCCGTTAGATCAATGATGTTATCTTCTTCATCGTATAGTTTGATGTTGATCATGTTAGTATCCAATGTAACAAAATTAATGTTTTCTATGTAATGTAATCTCTTTTGTGTACCTACTTTTATACTGTATTCTTGTTTCAAATTATCCCCCCCTATTAAAATAACCCATATTGATTCAATACGGTTATCATTTCATTGATTTTATTTTTTAGGCTGCTGTTATCAGAACTATATAGACTTCTAACTGAACGTTTGTATGTTGGTGTTCTGTTAAAAAATCCTAGACTGCCATCTGTCCTAAAACTACTTTTACAAACTGTACTACTATGAAATTCAACTCCACTGTGAAAGTCAACACCACCAGTAAACTTTGCCCCTTGTAGCTCAGCATTACCGTTAACATCTAGTGTTCGTATCTGTGCAGTACCATTTACATATAGTTGTGAAAAAGTATTTGTTGGTTTTGGTGGTTCGGGTGGCTCTACTTTATAATTGATTTTATTAATTACTATATAAGTATCTGCAACCCTAGCCAACAATACTCTATCATTTACAGCTGGTTTATAATCAGCTAAATAAGAGTATTGTTTTTCACTTGCATTCTCTTCACCATCAAATTGTATTTTGGCTGTCTTATTTTCAAATAAACCTTTTACAATACCTAGTTTAAAAGGCTTCTGTATTTCCTCTTGCTTTGTATTTTCTATGACTTCACTGGCTGTTGGAATATCACTCATACTAAAACCACCCTTCTACACTCATGATTCATTCTTCCTTTTAAACTTAAGTCCATTCTCCAACTAGTTTCTTCATATTTAGTAGATATACCAAAATCGGAATGATCTATGAATAGAATGTTGTTATAACTATGATGGGGCATTAATGCCGTATCAAAAATGATTCTTCCATAAACCTGGCTATCTTCTATTGCTAGTTTTTTAGTATATTCATTTAACTTTTGCTGATTTAAAATACTGTCTATTTGTTTTACTTTAGTAATCGTTCGCCCTCTACTATAAATACTAGTTTTAGAACTTGGTAAATTATTGACATATATACTTGTCAAAGGTATTTCTTCTGGGTTACTTGCAGTCACCACCCATTTATTAGGTACATTGAATAAGTCTAGTTCATCTATTGCACCATTATAGATTATACTCATGTCATCATTTTTGTAACTGTATTCAGCATTTAAATAAGTAGGTAATACATAAGGCTTTGATATGAAGTAACCGTTTTTATCCACACATAATGTTGTATAATTCATCTCTTTCAATAAAGCATTAATCGCTTCTAATTTATTTGTACCTATTTCAAATTCCTTGTCTTTATTTAATGTATACCCATTATCCACGATATTGATTTTTCTTATTCCAGCACCATTGATAATATTATTTATAGCATTAATATAATTTGTATTAGCTGCTATTCTGTATCTATTATCAAACTTATCTTCTTTCAAAATCAAATTTGAATCATATGCTGTAACTTTTCGTAATATATCGTTATAGTTTTCTTCTCTAGTTGGAGAATTTAGCAAGAAAATACCTAATGACCATTCTATATAATCATTAGGCATTTTCAGGCAAAACATAGGTTGAATCCTATCGTTCAGAAAATCAATATCCTTCGTTTCATTTTCTTTGAAAACAAAACTAGCGGTTCTTTTTATTTCTGCCAAACTATCTACATATATGATATTTCCATTATCTAATGTAGTCAATTCTCCTATTTTAACTTCATCCTTATTCAATAAATTATACTTAAACTTTATTTCTCTACTGGAGTGTAAAGCTTTTATAACTTCTTGTTCTGTGTATCCACTCTTAGCTAGTGTTAACAAACTTTAGACCTCCAATTCTTCGTTGTATTCTGCTTTATTCAAATTAAATTTGACTATAAAACCATTTCTATTTTTTATTGTAGTAAGATCTGTTATGTATCCATAATCCTTTATATAGTCATTCCTATATAGCACAATATTTTTATTGTTATGAATGGTTATTAACCTTTCAACATCATTATATTTTTCTGCAAAAAATTCAAAAGAATAATTCAGACTTTTATGTGGACTATAATTAAATACAGGATAGGTTCTTCCATTATAGTAATTAATGCTATAGTTATTTTTATAATAAGTCGGCTTTCCTTCTGGAGATAATTGGTATTTAAAAGTGACTGATTCATTATTGATAACATCATAGAAATCATGATTTTTTATCAAGAATTTCATTGTCTTTACTTCACTATCGTTATAGGAATTTCCCCTATATAACCTAATAAAATAAGAATACAACTCATTACTTTTAGTTTTAAAGTCATCATATTTATTGTTTTCTATGTATCCTACAGAAATATAATCAGATTCATTATAGGCTTTTCTATAGACTATATATTTAGCTTCTGTATCTGTAATATTACTTATGATAGATATACCTTTATTATTGTTTGTTAATGAGATATCGGGTTTTGATGGTTTTGTTGTGGATATTGTAAAACTCTTTTCACCCCATTGGCTGTAAAAATCATATTCATTCTTGATTCGTATTCTTGCAATATAATCCCCATCATCTAAGAATATAGGTATTTTATATTGTTTATCTACAACACTTGCAATATTGTTACTGTCATAAATTATTTTATCAACTTTTTTTATTTGTACCTGATATAATTGTTGATTAAAACTTCCCCATTGAATTATAGGTCTGCAATTGTTTTCTACAGTTGTTATAAATGGTGTTTCTGGTGCTCCTACACTATAAAAGATCTTGTTTTCTGAATAAGCCCCAACCTCGTTATACTCATTGTACGTTCTAACTCTCCACATTATATTACCAGTTGGTAATGTATTAGCTGGCATATCATAATAATTATTTGCTGTTGTTTGTGTAACTGTATTCCAACTGCTACCATTATTATTGGACCATTGCAAATCAAACTTCTTTTGAATACCTCCTACAGAAGAGTTATAACTCCATTCAAAACGGATTGCTGAAAAATTATTTACATAATTTCCAATAGGTTTTATTAATGTTGGTGAATCTGGTGGCACATCTTCATAGGTAACTACTATATAAGGCGCATAAGAACTAGTACGAGAATATACTCTGTGTTCTGTGTCCTGGAAAGGCTTTCCAACTTCAAAAGCAATGCCATTAATATAATTTGTATTAGAAAAATGGAATTGTCTCCAACCACTGGTTATATTATTTCTTGTTCTTTTATTGGAAGTTTCTGATAGTATAGGGCAATTATTATAAGTTACTGTGCTTTCATTCCATTCGTTGGCTAGACTCCATGCTATTTCAATATTGTCGAATGGCTGGTACGTAGTAACTGCATCCACCAAATAATAATGTAAAACAGAATCTACAATCTTTTTTCTAACTGGAAATAATACTTTATCAAAACCTAGTACGATTCGATAAGTTCTATAAACATATGGTGAATCCGTAAAAGTCAAGCCACTTAGTAAATAATCATTTACATTATAATGCTGATAAGGGTAAACTTCTGAAACATATCCATTTTTTATTATTGGCAAAGTAACTGTATGTTGAGCCATTAAGCTAATCCCACCCTTCTCCTACGTTTTAAGTTTTTAGCCATGTCTACTAAATCGTTATATTCTTTTGTTGTTTTAGCATCTATGTAGATATTGACTATATCCCCTCCACCTAAACCATTGGTTGTTGCATCAGGATTGAAAGGATTGTCTTTTGCTGGAACAATAGCTTTGTCTTTATGTGCATAAATTAGCTGATCTCTTGATAAACGATTTGTTCCTGTATCGTAACCGTTTATTCCATCAACCCTGATAGTATTATATTTTATTTTTGGTGTTTCTACCTTAGGTACTTCTATTTGTGGCATTTTCATATTACCAATAGAATTTATGCTATCAGTAACCTCTCCACTTCTTCCTATTATTACAGCAAGTACTACCGCCAATGCTGCTAATGCTCCTACTACTAAAAGAATAGGGCTGACACTTGCAGCTGAAACTGCACCTAAAGCTCCCATGCCAACACTTGCTCCTCCACTGGCAACACCAACAGCTGCTAGACCAGCAGATATAGCACCACTTATTGTTGCTATGGAAGAACCTATCTTCACGAATATACCTAATGTAAAGACAAGTGCACCGAAAATAGCAATAGTCTGTAATACTTTAGGATTTAGATTCCCTAAACTACCAAATACAAGTTTAATAAATCCTAATACACCTTGTATTGCTGGCTCTAATGCTTGGAATGCTTTAATAGCACTTGTTTTTACAGATTCTATGGTCCTAGCTAAAGTTTTACCAGTACCATCCATATCTTGTACTGCTTCATCTGTAGTACCTACTGAATTAGCCATGGCATCTAAAGCTTCCTTAAAATCTTTATTACCTTTAGAACTAGTTAATAACATTACAGCATTCAAGGCTTCTACAGAACCAAACAGCTTAGTCAAGCTTTCTGTATTACCACCTGTACTTTTCATAACCAAATCCAGGAATTTAGAGAATCCTTTTGCTTTTAGTCCTGTAGCACTAAAATTCAACCCTAATTTTTCAGCTTCTTCACTTGCTTCTTCTGTAGGTTTTATTATACTTGCTATGATGGCTTTCATTGCAGTAATAGCTTCTTTGTCTTTAATTGAGCCTTTTGTCAATGCAGTTATAGAGGATAATAATTCATCTATACTTACATTTGCTTGTGCTGCCAAAGGTGCAACCCTACCGATAGTATCTCCAAATTCTCCTATGGTTGTTTTACCTAGTTTCTGTAATACAAGAAGTTTATCCGATATTTCCATAGCTCTTTTTGTCTCTAATCCATAAGCATTAAGTATGTTAGTTAATGTATTGACACTGGTTGTAGCATCTGTAAAACCACCTATGCTATTTTTTATTGCATCATCTAGGAATGTTATGGATTCACTTGTTTTAACTCCTGCACTTAACGTTTGATATAATGCTTCTGCTATTCCAGTACTGGATTCACCATATTTTTTACTTAACTCCAAGACACTTTTACTAAGTTTTTCATTACTCACTTGTGCTTCATCTGCTATGGTCTTGACTTTTCTCATGGAAGTATCAAAGTCTACTCCAAACTTAGTTATTGCTACTCCTATAGCTGTAACAGCAGTCCCAACCTTAAGCATTCCATTAGATACTTCTTTAGCTTGCTGTCCTACTTTCTTAGCACGTTCCCCATATTCCTTCAACTTTTTCTGTGCTTCTGTAAATGCTTTGGATTGTGCTTTTATGTCCTTGTTTGTTTTCTCTAACTGCCCTTCCATTTTTCTGAGGCTGGTTATAGCATTATTGTATTTAATTGCTAATACACTAGTGGCTTTGCTGTTTTCACCAGTTTCCTTTTTACTTTTTTCATACTGGTCTTTCAAGTTTTTAACTCGTAATGTCTGTATATTAATTTTTTCTGTAAGGGCAGTATATTTCTGTTTCAGGGTATCTGTTGTTTCACCAAATGCCTTGGCTCTGGCTGATGCTTCACGAAAAGAGGTATCCAAGAGTTTTATTCTCCTTGATACCTCTGCACTGTTTTTATTGAATTCTGTACTATTCATTCCAACTTTAATTATGGTTTGGAACTCTTTATTCATAGTTCACCCCCTTATAATATGTCTTCTATACTGCCTTGAATATTATTTCTACCCTCTGCAATATCTTTTTCGTGTTGTTTTTCTTCTGTAAAAATATCTATTAATGAAAATATCTTGCATAAATAGCTGTTCCAGAATTCTTCATCACTTTTATTAAGCTTAACAGTGTACATATAATACAGATAATCCCAATCAAGTTCTAATTCTTCTTTTTGTTCGTGGTCTTGGTCTTTTTCTTTGTTTTGTGATCTTGTGGGACTTTCAACTTTTTTTCATCTTTGATTTCAATAGTACTTGCTGCAAAGTAAAATAAATCTATTATACTTTCCACTGTCATATTGCATACTACATTTTTTGCATCTTCAAATGTTACATCATTCCCACATGCTTTCATACCTGCATATAATAATTTCGCTCCACTCAAGAAAGGTTTGTTCTCTGCATCATCAAATACTTTACTGAAACCCTCATATTCTTCATCAAGAATCATCATTGCGTATGCACTGAATTTACATTCTTTTATTGTTCCATCTTCAAATTCTAGACCTAGAGTTTCTATAGGTCTGACATTTATCTTTTTCAAAAACCTTACTCCTTTCAAGGTAAAAGAAAGGACTTAGTTATACTAAGCCCAAGCTGTACCATCATATACTTTTTCAAACCATTTAGTCCTTAGATCATCTGGTGCATTGGTATCATCACTATCAATTACGTTTTTCCATTGTTTATCTGCTCTTTCTGTTACCTCAAATGTAAGAGTAGAACTTTTTGGATCTGTTTTTTCTGCTTTCTTTGTATATTCTTCGTTATCATGTTTTTTCTTGCAGTATAACAACCATACGAATCTACTTTCTCCATTTCTTTTGATGGCTTCAAAACCGATAGCAACATATGGCGGATCATCATCACTCTTTTCAATAACTACACCATTACTATCTATTTCATGTCCTTCTACTTCTGCCACTGTGACATTATCCATACCATATGTTTTTATTACAATCTGTCCACCTTCAAAATCATTGATTACGTCAGTACCTCCAGTTGTGTATTTTTTAATGGTGCTGGTATTAACACTAATATCTATCTGTTCACTTTCATATAAAAGTTTTGGTACAGCATATGTAATAGTACCATTATCATCTGCTGTCACTAGTGCATAATAGATGTTTTTTACATCTTGTATTGCATGTTTTTTCATGTCATGACCTCACTTTCATTATTTTTTAGATAATAATATCTTTGTATCCTATGAAATATCTTTGTATCATTTTCAAAGTCCTCTGTCTCAGAAGGTCTGCTGAAGTCTAGGAACATCAGTTTTTGTTTAACTAGTTTTGATATATTTACATGATCTATATACTTCTTGGTCCATATATCCACTTGAATAAAAAATTCTGTTTCTTCTCCACTGGTAGTAAAAACAGAACCTTTTTCACTGATTATCCTGAATGATATTGAAGGAAAACTGCTGGGGCGAATCATCCACTGAGTCTTGGCTATATCATTCAATGCATTTTTTAGTATGTCTCGTATATCTTCCAAATTATCACCTACATTCCTAAAGCCTTCTTGATATCATTATCTGTTATTTGTTTTACTTCATCTTCTGTCTCTTTAACTGTTCTACTTAGCAAGAAGTCAGGGTCCTGCAAACTAGTTCCATACTCTCGCCATTTTGCTTTGTATTGAAGCTTTCCAAAATGAATACTTCTGGTTTTATTAAGTTCATCATCTTTTTTAAGAGAAGATATCTTCACATTGTCTTTCATATGGATATAATCCTCTTTTTCAACATCAGACCTTACAGCATTATCTTGTAACTTATCTGCAACAACTTTACCTGCTTTAAGAGTGGTCCTTCTTTCAATCTTTTCTATATCCTTACCCATGTTTTCAAATTCTTTAATAAGGTTATCAAAGTTGAAAGAAATATTAACTTGGTCGCTCATTCTTATTCAACTCCCCTGTTACTATAAGATACATTTTTCTTTTATCGAATGGACGTATACCTTTTATCTCATATTGCATTCCATCAAGTAAGAATCTCATATCATTGGTTATGTCATTTCTTGCTCTAATTATGAGATTGACTACATTAAGTACATTACTGGCATCAGACTTAAATGTCTCTTTTGTACTCATATATTTAACCTTAGCCCATATAGTCTTATATTGCTTATATCCATCATCTGTAAAATCTAATGCATCACTGTCTTTCTTCTTAAGAAAAGGTATTCTATCTCTTAATTCTCCTGGGTCCATAAATCATCCCTCACTTTACAACTGCAGTAACATCATCTTTGCAATTTCTCTTATGCCACTGTTTCCTTTTTCACTGGCAAGTCCTCTATTCTCATACATGTCAGCTATTAAAAACAGGCATATCATTTTAGCCCGGTTATCCTTATCATCAATAACTGAATCTGTAGATGATCTAATAAAACTTTCTGCTGCATGAATCATTGTTTGTATACTGATATCATCTTCATCTGTTTCTATCCTAAGGTGTTGTTTTACCTCTTCAAGGGAAACTATCAAGGTTATCACTCCATTCTAAAAGAGAGAAGGAATCAACCTTCTCTATTTAATGTCAACTGTATCTACGGAATATGGCATCAATACAATTTCATATTCCGTCTTTTTATTTTCTGATTTAAGCATTTGTGATAATAATTCAAACTGTCCTATACTCAAACCTTTTTTAGCTTTTACTATAATTGTATTGCCCTCTTCCTTAATAACTTCAACTTCATCATTCTCTATATCAGGCTTATCTTTTGCAACAGTTTTCTTTTTAGTTGCTTTGTCCTCTTTGATAGTTACTTCAACCTCATTATTATCTTCTTCTGGTTTATCTTTTGTTACAGTCTCTTGTTCAGTTGTTTTTTCATCTATCTTATTTTTACTAGTTTTCTTTTTATTAGCCATTTATCATCCCTCCTTAAGCAGTTATCTTCTTGACTCTTACGAAACCTTTATACATTGCTACATTACCACCAATCCATACTGAGCCACGATAAGCTATTTGTCCAGTTTTAAATTTATAATCTCTTGATTCTTCTACTTCTATATCTGAGAATACAGGCATTTCATAACCTTCTAATTTTCCATATGCCATACATAAAGTATCTGCTGCTGTTTTAGTTGATGAGAGTGCAGGACAACCACTGTTAATGATAAAAGGAACTTTGAAACTATCGTCTGATGATATTGTTCCAGTGTTTCCATTTAACTCAATCTTATAAAGTTTCTTATCGTCTGTTCCTCTTATAGCTGCAAATTTAGCAAGGTCTAATTTATTTAAGATTAAATAAGCGTCTCCTTCAACATCTTCATCTCCACCATACCCAAATACTATTTTATCTAGTGTATCTTTATCAATTTCAGATATTTCTACTTCTTCTCCATCACCTGATGGAATGACTTTTGCTGGTGCATTGAAAATACCTGTTATTGCATTTGAACCTCCTGCTCCTAATACAATCTGTTTAGTTATTTTCTTTCTAAGTGATTTTTCAATACTGTTTCTAACTAAAGTCTGATATTGAATATTTGGTAATTTCTTGGCTTCATCTGTAATCTCTGTATAAGCTGTTATTTTTGCTTTTCCTATGGATACATAATCAAATTCTGGATCTGCATCATGATACTCACCATCTTCTGTTGTATAGTCACCTTCACCACTTGATTTTTCAAAAGCCTTTGAATAACTTTCTCCACCCTGTAGTGGTACAGCATGTACCTTGTCAATTAGCCCTGATACTTCATTGAATGTTTTGTTTATGTCTCTACTGTATTTATCTTCATTGACAAGCTTACCGCTTCCTAGTGATACAGCTCTGAAAGTTGGCATTTCATCAGTACTGAATTTTACTGCTTTACCATCTTTCAATGTTTGCCCTCTCTGTTCATATTTCTTTTCTATTTCTGCTCTTTCTTCATCAGGTTTTGTGTATGTAGCTAATGGATTGAATCCTCCTACTGGTAATGCATTTCTTTTTTCTTCAATGTTCTCCTGCTCTCTTTTTTCTAATTCTTCTTCATTTTTGTTTTGAACTTCTTCTCTTTCCTCATTTTCAATAGCCTTAATCATATTTCTTAATTGTTCTATATCTTCATTTATTCCGTCTAACTCTTTATTTATACTTCTCAATTCTGCTATTTCTTCAGTTTTTTCTGCTTTACATCTTAGTTCTTTTTTTCTTCCTTCTTTTGTATTTAACATTTTTAATAATAAGTCTTTATTCATATTCTTCACCTTTACCTTTCTTATTTTGATAATATCTGTGTTCTTAATTTTAATATTTTCAGCTCTTTAGATTTATCCAACTCTTGTGACCTTCCATTATCCAAAATGGCTTTAGCGTTATCCAACGCTTTTTTGTCACGAGCATTTATATCAGTACCCTCATAAGCTGGGTAATTGACAGCACTTACTTCTCTTACTTTTGCAATCTTTAAAATGTATCTTGTAGGCATATCACTATCAAGATCAGTCCATCGTTCTTCTTCAACGTAAAAAATAAAAGACATTCCATTAATGTCTCCCCTTTTTACAGCACTGTATAAACTTTTTGCTTCAACGTTGTTATCAACGTCTAGATCGGCTTTTACATACAAACCCTTTTCATCTACCTTTAACTGCATTGTTGAATTTCCTTCATCTTTCCTGCTTCTTGCTAAAGGTATCTTATGCCATTCATGATTGGCACTGAAGAGTACATCATCAAAATCAGTATCATCAAATGCTCCTCTTTCAATGACTTCATAGAACCAATCGCCTATATTAGTTCTTTGATTGTATACTGCTGCATGACCGTCTATGTAAGTTCCTTCTTCACTTACCCTGATGTCTGGGAAGCCAAAACTTCTTATGACTTCTATGTCTTTTTTAGGTAGCTGTTCTTTATCCATCTTTTTTTCCCTCCATTCTTGCTTTATTTAATTGATATTGATTAGCTATATTAACATCAACATAATTAAGACTCATATATCTTTCATCCCCACCTATGTATGGAGGATAACCAAATAACTCTAATAAAGCATTGTTTGTCAATGCCCCTCTGTTCCCTAGAATATCTGCAACCGCTATTTTGTTTCTAACATTGGTAAATAGTAGTTTTTGAGGATAGAACACTATTTCATTCCCATGGTTCAGCTTTTCTTTACTGAATATAGTTTTAGAAAATGCCTGACCTAAACTGATTACCAATGGTTCAATAGTTTTTTCATAGAATGCCTGGTATTGTTCATCTGTAAAATCTCCTGTCAAGATAGGCAGTGATACTCCAAACCACTTAAGAACTTTCATTTCCAAAAATCCCATGGTATCTTTATCTATGATCTTCGGGTCAACCGTTATAGGAATATATTCACCTTTGACATCCATTGGAAGAATACCTGTTTCACCACTTGCAATCCTTTTTTCAAACTTATCTTTTTCACTTATAAGTTTATCTTCATCAACCATTGAACCATATTTATATATACCTCTTATTTGTAATGATGTTTTAATTGCCTTATCCAAACCTTCTATTACTGTATCATTAGTTTGAAGTATCTTTATTAAGGCTTCATTGTCAGGCTGTCCATTCATACCTCCACCCATTACTTCATTAACCGAATACCTTAGTCTTAAGTGTATAAGGCTTTCATATGGAAGTGTGTAGTTATCTCCATTTGCGAATCTCATTTCTACAAACATCCTGTTTCTTTCATCCTGCTTGAATGTAACCAATTTAGGGTCTAATGGATAAAAACCAGTGTACTTTCCATCTTTATACGTAGGATATATGAAAACATTGTAGTTTAAATACAGCTGCCATACTATCTTTTCCAAGAAGTCTTTTGTCGTCATTAGTTCATTAGGTGAAAACTTGAATAACCTGTTAAGTTCACTATTTACTCTTACCTGCATACCGTTTGGATCATTCCTAATATGTTTAGGCATCAGTTTACTACACTCTGTTGCAATGCAGTTGATACAATCTTGTACAATATCGGATGCATATATGTTCTCTCCAAACTGTGAGAATATAGGCACGTTTCCATTCATGAATCTAGCGTATCTTGTTATCCTTCGTTTGTTCTTGAATTTTGTTAGTGTATTAATCAGTCCCAGCTTTCCTCACCTCCTCCTAAATGATGTTCATGTATTCTGTTCGATATCTTTTAAGTAATACATATAAGATTATCAATGTTACTGAACCATCTATTCTTTGTGTAGCATCTGATGATTTTATAGGATATATCAATCCTTCTTTATCTACTTTCAGACAGGTATTCAATAAGCACCATCTATCAACTGGATTACTGTTATATATTATTAGACCGTCTTTGAAATCAGCTTCTACAGACTTCATTGGATTGGATAATGTATATTTGTCCATTGGTACATTCTCAACATCTATATCAAGCTTTTCATCCATTTCTTTACGCCAGTATTTAGCATTCCATTTATCACATCCAGCTTTGAATATCCTTATCTTGTATTTCTTCCATAGTTCTTCATGCCACTGAGTGATCTTGGAGTAATCAATATCATTTCCTTCACTTTTTGTAATGTATCCTGCTTCAACCCATTCTTTATAAGGTGCTTCCTTAGAATTTAATTTTGATTCAGGAATGAAGTACTTAGATATTATGTATTTCTTGTTGCTGTTAGGTTTCATTATCAGGACCTTGGAACTTGTCAGGTCTGTTGTTTCTGATAAGTCGGTACTACTGAAACCAAAGCAACCTCTAAACTCTTCATAATCAAATGTTTCATCATTGTTTATGTCTGCTTCTTCAAGCCACTTGGCAGCACTGGTCTGCTTGACATTGAAGTCTTTCGCTAGTACAAAAACTCTATCTGACCTTTTAGCTTGTGCACTTCTTATCTGTGATACCAGGTAAGCTTCTTTTTTGCATACTCCAAGATTAGGATTTGCTTTATACCAACTTATTTCATCTTGGAATATTTCTTCTTCTGAATCCTGAGTATATAACCAAACTAAAATATCAGGATCTTCTCTTTCACCATTTAATACTTCTCTTCCATATTTCAGTTCTTCATCAAGATATCCGTCATTTATGAATCCTTCTGTGGTTATATTAATAAATAATGGTTCATCTTTTGTTGATTGAGATTGCTCTATTGATTTGGCTATGATATTATCTTTCATCTCGTGACTTTCATCTAATATAGCAAAATCAATATTTCTTCCTTCTTTGTTCCTGGTCCTGTCAGATAGTTTTTTAATACTGGACCTGTTAATCAGGTTAAACATACCCTTCTGATTTTTATGGGTCCTTTTCTCTTTAGGGTCAAATATCTCTCTCATTGTATTGATTTCATCATAAATGATGCTTGCCTGGTTATCATCATTTGATGAACATATCAAATCAGCACCACCATTACCACACATAAATTCAGCCATACTTAATGCTCCACATATTGCTGACTTTCCATTCTTTCGTCCAATAAGAAGTATCACTTTCTTGAAACGTCTTAACTTTGTATCTGACCATCTGAATGAATATATAACTTCTATTAAAGCCTTTTCCCATAATTCTAATATGAATGGTTTCCCATAGAATGGTGACTTTGTATGTTTACAGAATGTTTCTATAAACTCTGTCCTTAGTTCTGAAACTGAAATATCATAGTAGTAATCAGGATTATCCAAGTCATTTATTAAGTTTTCAAGGCAGGTCATCAGCTCCTGACCTATGATTACTATTTCACCTTTTTTTATTAGGTTCTTAATATCTACAGGTGCATGATTCAAGGATTCAAAACCTTTTATGGCTTTATTGTAGTATTCAAGTAAATATGAATGTTCATCATCAATGGTGTTAAGGATTAAATTTATATTTGCCATTTCATCACTTCACTTGCTGCTTTTCTTTTATCCACTTGTCAAAAGCATCATCTTCTTCAATAGCATTTCTATTCAAAATACTGTTAAGGGTCTTTATTACTGTTGAGTAGGTATTAACATTCTTCAGGAACTGCTTACTTGATTCAAATGTTTTCTGTAAGCTTTTATTGGTAGGATGTACTTTCACCATACCGATATCTTCCATAATTTCTTTCAAGTCATGATTTGCAGCATATAAAAAAGCAGCATCTTCTATAAGACCCTGTACAAGTTCTCTTTGATTATCTTCTACATCTTTAAAGATGTTGGATAATTTCTCATACTCCTTTTTATATACTTGTGATTTTTCCACTTTTCTAAAAACCTCCACCGATTTTCAAATTTTTAGTTTGCTGTGAGAAATACCTTCCCCCCTACGGTCTTTCGGTGTTGCCCTATTACTATTCATGGGGGGGATCAATAATCTTTTTTGTTATCCATCCTCACAACCTCTTCATTATTCTTTATAACTCCTAAACCATTTATCTATGTATGATGAATATTCCTTTATGCTTCTACCATCATTACAACTCTTTAATCTACTTAAGCATTCATCTTTGGCTGTATCAATTAAAATAAGTTCTGCACCTAGTTCCTTTACCAGTCTGTCTCTCTTGTACTTATCTGCATAACCACCTATTACCCAGGCATTATTCCATTTACCATATCTAGTTTTTATATTATCTATCAAAGCCTTTTGAACACTGATGATATTAAATAATAACTTATCAGGTTTATTATATCTTGGTAATAAAGTGACAGCTTCATATAGTCTATCCATATCAACTACTATGTCATTATCTGATTTATTTTCTAGTACATAAGTTGTTTTACCTGAACATGGTGGTCCATAGACAATGTAAACATTCTTGTCTTTCTTCTTATGTCCACCTTGGAATCTATCATGTCTTTTATTATGACAGCCATTACATAAGATTTTAACTTTATCTGGATTAAGAGATACCATGGCATCATTGACATTGTTAAGTGTTAAGATTTCTTCATGATGTACCTCTATTTGTTTATGCTCTGTAATAAGCTTTCCACAATCTTCGCATACAGGACCACGTTGCAATATAATCATCTTTCTGAATTTCTTCCACTCTTTAGAATCATAGAAGCTCTTTAATGTACTCCACATGTTACCATTCCTTTAACTCTAATTCTTTCTTTCTTAAATCTAGCACTTCCTGTTCCATTCTTAGCTTTTGTTTACTAACTTCTTTTCTATGCTGCAACTCTGGATTAGCTATTTGAACTTTAAGTTTATCCATTCTTAACCGTTGCTCTTCTGTTGTCATTTCCCAATTGGCATGAAGCATGTCATCATATTTTTTAATCATACCAGATAATGTTGTCATTGCTCTACTTTGAGCATTTAAGAAATTCGCTTGTTTATCCCAAGCGAATTGTATTTCATATTCATTACTATCCATTTTGTCACTACGAGTTGTTTTCTTTAACTCTTTTGTCATATCATCTTTATCATTAACAAACATTACTTTTTGTGATCTAATGATAGCTGCCCATAAAGTAATTATCTGTGCCCATATAATTTCTATTGGATCAGCATTAGCATCTTCTAATTCCTTGACGATACTCTTAGTTTTTGTTGGGTAATATTTAGAATACCATCCGTCTGTTCTAGCATTTTGATTACGTATAGGTGCTCCACCCAAATTACCTAATGCGTTTTGATTACCTAGTGGTGCTCCACCTTTTGGATTATACTTTACATTCCATTGGTCTATCTTTTTCCAGTATGTAATATTTCTAGGCTTCTCATTAAGTATATTAGCAATTTGTTTTATGGTTATCTTCCCATGATGTTCTTTATAAATTTTAAATGCTGCTAACCTATTAGGGTTCTTTTCTTTTGCCACTTTATCCCCCCTTAAGTTTTAACTGTACTTTTTATACTGTACTCAAAACCTTAGTAATTCTTATATATATAATTGACAAAATATATTTAGTTGAGTTGTTTTATTTGAAATTCCATTTTTTTATGAACAGTAACTAATAATAACAAATAGTAATAATATTACTTTTTTGAGATAAAAAAAATAATGCACAAAACTCTTTTTATCTCATGATTAATAAATAAACTTCAAAAACATGGCTTAACCCTTCATTATTACTGGCTTCATGGTCGTTTTTTATACTAAACTGCAAATCAGTAATAACATATAGGATTACGGATTATATTTTTAAGTTGCATTATATAGAAGTTATTTTTCCCTCTTGTCATAAATAAGTAACCTCGACATTTTTACGGATTCGAATATAAAATTTATAATCTGCTACCAGCAATTTTAGCAGCACTTTCTTTTGCTTCATCTTCAAGCCCTAAATATATCTTAGTTACTTCAATGCTTTTATGCCCTAATGCTATGCGTACGTGTTCCAATGAACCTGTAGCATCATATATTCTTCGAGCATATGTTTTTCTAAGGCTGTGACCTGTAATCTGTTTTAAGTTGATATCAGGTTCATTTGCAACTTCTTTGAGTATGTCAGAAAAACTATCTTCACCAATATATTGACTTCCTTTTCCTTTGTTGCTGATAAACGCATACTCTGAAGCTTTTCTACCTTGAACAAATTTCTTAAGTATTACTTCCAAAGAAGGAACAATCTCGTGTTTTCTTGGCTTTGGTTCTTTTTGTGTAGAATTAGGATGTTTAAATTTATGTGTCCTCCATGCCTTAATCTGCTTACTTTCTTGAATTTCAAAGAAACCATTTTCTAAGCTTCCCCTGATATCGCCAACTGTTAAGCAGACTAAATCCTGCATTCGATATCCTGTAGCTACTCCTAATAAAAATAGAGTTATGTTTCTTTCCTTGAACTTGCTGCTCTTCTCTTCCAGCCTATACTTGAACCGATCATATGATTCTTCTGGTATAGGTTTTGCTGGCTTCTTTTTTGACACTTCATATTCCACCTCCTTTATTTTTGGCACAAAAAAAGCCCTGTGATATAACAAGGCTTCTTAAAAATATATAAATCTGATTACTAGATACATTTATAATTAAAATTGAGTTTTGCACCCAATATAATTATTTAAGATTAATTAGGACACATTGGTAATTTGCTAAAATCCACCTCAATCCATGCATTTTGCAAATGATTTAATCCTAATTTTTTTGCAGTTTTTACATTTAAATCAATTCCAGCTTGTAATAATACAATTCTTCCATATTCATCTTTGCCATCATTATAGTTATCAAAAAAAGCAGCTTGTGCCATTGGCATCATACAATCTAGATCTTTATATTTCCGACATATACAATTCCAATAATCATCTTTTATATTATATGGACCTGCTTCTTTAACTATTAGATCCTTTACTGTATTACCTTTATAATAAATATCTATAGGATACGATTTTTTATATATTTTTTTGCATTCAGGAGTTAACCATTCAAATTTTCCGATGTTAGCAAATTTCAAACACAAACAAGGCAATGCACTTTCGCAATAACATTGTGTTGCATATACTGTACCAATTCCTCCACGCATTAAATCTCTATTTTTTTCTCTTAGCCATCTTTTCCTATAATTCGTCTCTAAACCAAACCATTCCTTCAAGTAATTGTTTAATTTTTTATATTTCTCATTACCAATTATCCTTTTAAATTCAGCTACTATTCTTTGGCTTACATCTTCAACTAATTCGTTGTATTCTCTTACTGCTCTTTTAGCTAATACACTTCTTGATTCATCATTCAGCATCATTTCTCTAGTAATAACTAAGTCTTTCATTTCTTCTATTTCTTCAGAAGTTAAATCAAGTGTTTTTTGCATTTCTAATAGGTCTTTTTCTAATCCAGCTGTATTACTTAAATATCCAAAAATTTTAAATACCTCAACTGGTGATAACTCATTATTATTATTTCCGTATAAACAATACATCTTATACCTCATTTCTATTATTCAGTATATATTATGTATATTATGCTATTAAAGTTACTTTGGAATTACTCAGCTACCTTTAACAATAGAAAAAGAGCCCATTTAGGCTCTCCTTATATCTCAAAATATAAATTTTGTCATTAGCATATTAACACATTTCATACCGATATTTCACCGACATCTTTTAATTGACTACAAATTCTTTCAATATGTCTTTTTGAATAATGTAATTCTCTTGCAATCTTCCATTGTGGATACCCTTTAATCATATACATTGTAACTTTCTTTTTTATATCTCCTAATTCATTTATAGTCTTTTCAAGTTCTACTTTCTGTTCATTCAATTTTTTTATTTCTAACTCTAATTCTTTTATAAAATTAGTAAGTATTAGAATATTATTAGCGATAATAAATATACTATGCTGTTGCATAGAAGTCTGTACTCGTTCCTGATCATATGTAATTGCTTTAACATCTGTTGGTTTATATATATTCATGTTCTTTTGCAAATCAATTTTAGCTGTAGTTAACTGACTTTCTTGTACTGCTATTCTTTCTACTATTCTTCTGTATTCTTGAACTATTGTCATAAAATCATCCTCTCCTAAAATAGTTCTTTTGTTTTTGCTGATACCTTTGACTTTTCTTTATATACTATAATCATTCTAATCTTCGATATTTTAATACTTTAATTATCATTGGTTTTAGTTAGACATACAAAATAGTAACTTAAACTTTTATAAAGAATAACATATAGTAACTAACACTTTAAAAAGGATTGTATATATGTATACTTCAAATAGACCTTCGGAAGATTCAACAATGTTGTGCCGTGAATATCCTCTTAGTACTATCCCATCTAATAAAAACAAATTGATAGAT